ACCGGTTTTGCCCTCCAGCCCCTCGATCTCGGGCAGCTCCGCAATCTTTACCATCGCGCCAAGCTGGGTGAGCTTACGACTCAGCTGGTAGAGTGCCACTTGCACGAGCGGGTTCGTTTTAAGGTCGGAGTCAAAGACTAATACAGTCGTCCGGTTCGCCCAGTTGAAATCGTTAAAGTCTTCGATCAGGGGAATACCTTTCTTCGTCGACTTCCAGCTATACACGCCCCCCAAGCCAATGGTCGGAAAACCGTACTTGGTCGCGCAGGCCGACTTGAGTTCGCCTTCGGTTATGAGTACGGGGATCTTGGGATCGACTGCGATCTTACTCCAGTCTGTTCGATTGATGGGGGGTAGGTAAAAACGAGGGATGGCGTCGCGCGGTTGGGTATAGCGGGCTGTCTTTTTACGGAAGGAAGATTTGGTCTCCAGTACCCGGTTTCGCCAGAAGCAATTGACTTTGCCGTTGAGGTCAAAGTAGGGTATTTTCATTGAGGCGAGCTTGAGGCTTTTATCCTGGGTAAGCTCTACTGTTTCGGCGGGTGTTAAAAAGGTGCATCCGAGCTTTGTTGCGTCTGTTTTGGTGAGCCCACTCTCGGCGAGCTTCGCTATCATTAGTGTCGATGGTGCCTTGGTGCTCATTAAAACCTCTCGGGCTATTATTGTGGTGTGGGGGTAGGTTACCCGGAAAGAAGCCACCAAACTTCTCTCATAACCCGAATCCATGAACGCCGTACAAATGCCGTAGAGGTACAGGAGATATCAGTACGCCGCCCGGGTAACCACGGGGCGAGCATTAAATCACGTGGATTTTTAAAAGTAAACACTTGATTTTCAGGGTGGGAAATTACTGTGTGGGGTGGGTGAGCTGTTTCGACCCAGCGATAGCTCGTCCCGGCTGAAATGAATGGGTGGATATAAATGACTGATTATAAAGGGGAAAGGGGGTATATCCGGGGAGAGTCCACCCAGTGACCCGACGTATTTCCCATTCTCCTTTACATTTACTCCTCTTCTTTATTTTATCCTTTATTATATACAGTATCGCTCGGGTGGATGGGTTAAACACATATAAACAACTGATTTATATAAGTAAATTCCCGACCCGACAAACGTAAAAATCGCCGTCCATCGCTCGGGTGGATGGGTTGAGCATACTGGGGTTTACATTAGATGATTCTAAGCATATGCTCCCGTATACCCTACCCACCCCAGAAAGGCTAAGTCCTTGGCAGGCAATAATAGTAACCGAATTGGAGCAGAGACCAAAGGAGAGCGCGGACGCAGAGCCACTGTTAACCGCCGCACCAGGGAGGAAGCTCTCCGTGCTGAGCTCAAAGCTAAAGAGTACCTAAGGCAGATCCAACTCGACTATGATGAGCTCCACAAATTGATGCTGATCATCACCGCCTTGAAAGCCAAGAGACTGACCAAGGCACAAGCCACGGCCCTGAACAAACTTGACGACTATACCGACGCCCGCTTCCAGTTGGAGAAGTGTGCTGCCAGGCGCGACATCCTTAAGGCCAAGCTCGACGTGAACTTTCGCCGATTGAAGTTCTGCCTCCCCGAGCTCAAGTCCATAGCGTTGACAGACTCCAACGGGGATAACCCGTTCGCCCAGTTCCTTGACACGCTCGTCCAGGCAACGAAGGACAGCACTAAGTGAGTCAGTCAGCAACTGACATGTACCAGATCCTGCGGGAGAGTAAAGAGAAAGCTCTTTTTGACCCGGAATGGTTTCTCCGCTCCATCCTGAACGAGGAGCCCGACCCGTGGCAGATTATGGGGATCGAGGTTATTGCTGATGTTCATCGTAAGGCCCGGGGTCTCCCTACCAAGTACAATCACAAAGGCTTGAACCGTGTAACGGTCCGCTCATGCCACGGGCCTGGTAAGACCCACTGGCTTGCTCAGATCATGCATTGGTGGAACTATTGCTTTTATGCTCGCGTCGTTTGTACGGCCCCAAAAGAGAAACAGCTTAAGACCAGGCTCTGGCCTCGTTATCGTAAGATCCTTCGCGGGTCGATACCAGGCTACCGAGACACGATCGAGGTAACAGCCACTGAGGTCAAGGTGGCGAACGACCAGGACTGGGGCTGCTCAGCAGAGACCGCAAGCGACCCGGAGAACATGTCAGGCTATCACGACGAGCCTCAACTCTTTCTCGTCGACGAAGCATCCGCTCGAGTACTTGATCCCATGTTCCCGGTTATCGAGGGCACGCTGACAACCGTCGGTTCGGTCCTGGTCATCATCGGTAACCCGACCCGCACATCCGGCGAGTTCCACGCCTCCCATAATAAGAGCGGCACCAAAGAGCTCTATTACCGAATGCACATAACGCCTGAGCAGTCACGCTTCATAGATGATAACTGGATGAAGTCAATGGCGGCCAAGTATGGTAAGAAATCGCCGGTCTACCTGGTACGCGCCCGTGGTGAGTTCGCCGGAACAGAGGCGAATCAGCTGATCCCCCTGGAGTGGATCGAGGAGGCGTTTGGCAGGGAGCGGGGCGAAGAGGGATCAATCCCCAGGCTTCGGATTTCGGTCGACGTGGCAGATGGCGGGGACGACGAGACGGTGGTCACTGGTGCTCTGCACTACCAGTCGTATTTGAAGATCCTTAAGATCCGGCGTTTCAGCTTCGCCTCCTCCGTGGCCCCTATCAAGTCAGCTGAGGAGGGGGTTCGGATGTTCAACGATCTTAAAGGCAACACCGATAACGGGGATGACTTTGTCATCGACTCGATAGGCGTTGGCGCCGGCACCGCTGGCATACTCATCATGTCGGGTCATTCCGTCGTCACGTATAAAGGCGGAGCAGCTTCCGACGATACAACGATGTGGCGCAATCGACGCACTCAGTCCTACATGGTTTGGCGCGATGGCCTACGCGATGGCCGCATTGATATCGATGAAAATGTATTCGACGAATCTCAGGACCCGGATCAAGATTGGGATGATTATGTAGCTCAGATGTGTTCGGTCCATACCAAGCCAGGCCAGGAACGAGTCGAGGACCTTGAAACTAAGGAAGAACTAAAGAGGCGCAATATCAAGTCCCCCGATCTATCTGACTCGTCCATAATGCAGGTTGCTACACAGGCCCCGACGATAGACCCGGACAATAGTGTCCTGACAATATTCCCCAGTGAGGTTTCCAATGCGGCCTGGTAGCATCTTTAACTTCCTGCGCAAGCAGCCCGAGCCGACTAATTCACCGTCCGATGAGGAGACTGCATTCGCGTCTGGCTCGTTGGTATTCAACGGTGGCATGTTCATGCAGTACAACCCTGATGAGCTGATAGGCCGAAAGGGGTTTAGTGTTTATAAGAAAATGATGACTGATGAGCAGGTCAAGGCAGTCGTCCGATTCCATCGTGATGCGATCACAGGGCGTGCCTGGTCATTTGAGGATAACCCATCGTTGTCCGATAGTGAGAACGAAAAGCGACGGGATGTGCTGACCGGTATACTGAATAAGATACCCGGCTCGTTCAAGACTAAGTTGGACATGGTTATGTCGTCCCTATACAACGGGTTCAGCATAACAGAGAAGACATTCGAGTTGGTTGAGGTTGATGGTAAGACCTGGACAGGCGTGTGCTTATCCAAGAAACCATTTGAGACGTTCTTTTTCAACCTCGACGACTATGGCAAGCTGGAGTCATTCGAGCAGGATGCCCAGGGCAACAGGCGCACTATACTGGACATCGGCAAGTTCATACACCATGTACAGAACGCTGATGTCCATGAGTACTATGGTCAGAGCGAATTGCGCGAAGCATATCGCGCGTGGTGGTCGAAAGACACGGCGCTGATACTACAGAACATCTGGCTCGAGCGTACCGCGGCCGGCTTCGCATGGGCAGCTCCTACAGCAGGTAAGACACTGACGGCCAAGTCGCCTGAGTATGCACAGCTCAAGACTGTACTGCAGTCGATACGTTCATCCTCCTCGTTGATCCTGCCTAGTGGGATTGACTTCAAAATGGAGCAGCCTAGTGATACGCAAGCCTTTGAACGATCCGTCCAGGGTTACGATAAGGCAATAGCCAAATCTTTACTGATGCCTAATCTACTGGGTCTCAGTGAGCAGGGTCCTAACGGGTCACGGGCCTTAGGTGACACCCAGCTTGAAGCATTCTTATGGATGCTTGATTCGGAAGCCCAGGGTCTCCAGGAAGTAATTAACGAGCAGCTTATCAAGGACCTCGCTCGGTACAACTTTCCCGATGGGAAGTTCCCGATGTTCAAGCTGCATGAACTCAGTGACAAGAAAGCGATGGAGATCGTCGATAAATGGGCTGCCCTCGTTACGGGTAACGCTGTGAAGTCGAACAGCAGCGACGAAGCTCATATCCGCAGACAGCTTGGCTTCCCCGAGGCTGTGGTCGATGAGGAGGAAAGCTCCCCGGTCGATCCCGCCACTGCATTGTCTGGTATCCAAGTCAGCAGTATGATGGAGGTTATCGACCGAGTAGCAACGGAGAAGATACCGCGTGATACGGGCATACAGATACTCATTAACTCATTCCCAATTAACCTAGCGACAGCAGAGTTGATTATGGGAGAGGTGGGCAAAGGCTTTAAACCCAAGGAAGAAGAGAAGCCAGTCCCGCAATTACAACCAGGTCAGCCCGGAGGTGATCCAGCAGGGAACGGGGATAATCCCCAACAGCCCGACGGGGGCGATCCACAGG